CTGCAGGCTTCAATAACCCACGCTGAAAAGTTACCGGACCCTTTATGCTCAAGGGCTATGTTGATTTGTTCAATTATGTGATTGGGGAAACGGATATTGCGGGTTGTGGTTCTGCGGGTCCGGTTTTTCGATGACATTTTCTTTCCTCTGGTGACAAGTTATATGACGGGGATTTTACATGGCTGAGCTTCGTACACTCCAGAGCAGAATCAAAACACTGAATACCCGACGGGTGAATATTCTGAAGGGGGAACAGCGTCGTGTCAGTGGCAGTGCCCGGGTTTCCCTCAAGCGTCATATCTGGCTGAGGGATGCCGGGCAGTGCTGTCTCTGTGGTCGTGTGGTTGACCTCTGTGACAGTGAACTCGATCACCGCATTGCACTTCAGTTCGGTGGTGGTAATGAGGAGACGAATCTCTGGACGCTCTGCACCGAATGCCATCGACAAAAGTCTGCTCGTGAAGCGGCGGGTGGTATGCCGGACCCGACGCTGCCGGAGGTGTCCGGAGGTCATGGCAGGGCAGACGATATCATCGGACTGTGACCCGCCCCGGGGGGGATCATCCGGCGAAAAAAACGATCGCTCCGGACACCGCCCCCCCTCTCACGCAGAGAAAAAATTCCCGTTTCAGGGCAGTTAACATGTTAACTGGCTGTCCGGGCATTTTTGCGGTTTTTATCTTTATTATTCAGTTTGTTGTGCGGAAAAAATGTTAACTGGCTTTTTCAGCAAATGTTAACCAGGCAGCAGTTAACATTTGCGGCATGAGACGCCGGGAAAAATGGGCTGAACCATACCCGGCTGAGTGCGTTCTGGACCCGGGAGGAGGCTGTGCTGACAACGCAAAAACGAAAATTTGCGCTGGCGCTCATGTCCGGGAAAAACAAAACAGCGTCAGCCATTGCCGCTGGTTATTCGGCGAAGACCGCCAGGGTTAAAGGCTCGCAGCTGGCAAAAGATCCGGAGGTGCTTGCGTTTATAGCCCGTAAACAATGCGAGACGGTGGAGGTGGATGAGGTTCCTGTTTACCGGCAGAAAAAATCAGAGCAGGAGGATAAACCCCGTCGCCGTGAGGCGGCTGCAATACCACAGCCGGACGAAAACAATCCGGAGATGCCACCGTCCGCGGTGATGTCTCCTGGTATTGAATATATGGAGGATGGTCTTCCCGATCCGGTGAAAGCGATGGGGCGTCTTCTGGTGGAGAACATTAATACCGACCCCAGGCTGGCGCTGGATGCGGCTTATAAGCTGGCGCAGTTCACGCACCATAAAAAAGGGGATGCCGGTAAAAAATCGGCAAAAGGTGACGCCGCGAAAAAAGCGGCTAACCGTTTTGCGGTGCCACCACCACCCCGCCTGGTGGTGAATAATGATAATGAGGGCAACGGATGATACCTGTGTGGAGCACGGCCTGCCCGGACTGGGCAGAGCGCCTGAAAAAGGGGCTGTCGATTATTCCGGCTCCGATTTATCCGGACCAGGCTGCACATGCACTGGCGATTTTTAAACAACTGCGGATTGTGGATGCACCGGGTAGCCCGACGTTCGGGGAGTCCTGCGCACCGTGGGTGTTTGACCTGGTGGCGGCCCTGTTTGGCTCCTACGATGCGCAGACCGGTGTTCGCCATATCAAGGAAGTGTTTATCCTTATCCCCAAGAAAAACAGTAAGTCCACGCTGGCTGCGGGGATCATGATGACGGCGCTGTTACTGAACTGGCGGCAGGCGGCGGGCTACACCATTCTGGCCCCGACCGTGGAGGTGGCGGCTAACGCCTTCAACCCTGCCAGGGATATGGTACGACGGGACGATGATCTGGATGACCTCTGTCAGGTGCAGACACATATCCGGACCATCACCCATCGGGTGACGGACACCACCCTGAAGGTGGTGGCAGCCGATCCGAATACGGTGTCCGGTATCAAGTCCGTGGGGACACTGATTGATGAACTGTGGCTGTTTGGCAAGCAGTACAAAGCGGAAGACATGCTACGTGAAGCCATCGGCGGGCTTGCCTCCCGTCCGGAAGGATTTGTGGTGTACACAACCACCCAGTCGAATGAACCGCCTGCCGGGGTGTTCAGACAGAAACTGCAGTACGCCCGGGATGTCCGTGACGGCAAAATTCATGATCCGCACTTTCTGCCGGTGATATTTGAACACCCTCCTGAAATGGTGGAAAGCGGGGCTCACCTGCTGATGGAAAACCTCGCCATGGTCAATCCGAATCTCGGTTATTCGGTGGATGAGGCTTTTCTGTACCGGGAGTACCGTAAAGCCCGGGAGGCTGGTGAGGAAGCATTTCGTGGCTTCATGTCAAAACATGCCAATGTGGAAATTGGTCTTGCCCTGCGTTCTGACCGCTGGGCGGGTGCGGATTTCTGGGAGCAGCAGGGCAGGCGCGTCAGCCTGGACGATATCCTGCAGCGCGCTGATGTGGTGACGGTGGGGATTGACGGCGGGGGCCTGGATGATCTGCTGGGAATGTACGTGATTGGCCGTGACAGGGAAACCCGCGAATGGCTGGGCTGGGGCCATGCCTGGGCGCATGAAACCGCGGTGGTCAGACGGAAGAGTGAGGCATCCCGTTTTCAGGATTTTGTGGCCTGTGGAGACATGACGATTGTCCGTCGGGTCGGGGATGACACGGCGGAAGTGGCGGAGTATGTGCGTCGTATTCATGAGGCTGAGTTACTGGAGCATATCGGTATTGACCCGTCAGGTGTGGGGCAGATTCTGGATTCACTGGCGGAAGCCGGGATCCCCGACGGAATTGTTGTGGGGATAAGCCAGGGCTGGAAGCTGGGCGGGGCCATAAAAACCACCGAGCGCAAACTGGCTGAGGGAGTACTGGTGCATGGTGGTCAGCCACTGATGGCCTGGTGCGTTGGCAATGCCCGGGTGGAGCCTAAAGGTAACGCCATTCTTATCACCAAACAGGCCAGCGGACGGGGAAAAATTGACCCGCTGATGGCGCTCTTCAATGCGGTGTCCCTGATGTCCCTGAATCCGGAACCGAAAAAGAAAGCGTATGAGGTTTTTTTCATATAACCCTGCTCACCCTGTAACCATCATGAACCGCTGCGGCGGTTTTTTTATTTTCAGGAGGCTGATGTGACTCTTAAACGGGCCTGTTCCCTGCTGACGGTGAAATCCTTCAGCGAGGATGAACGGGTGATCACCGGGATTGCGTCAACGCCTTCTCCGGATCGGGATGGTGACATCCTGGAGCCGGAGGGGGCGGAGTTTGGCAGTACGATCCCGTTTCTCTGGCAGCATGACCATTCCCGCCCTGTAGGCCAGTGTACGGTGCGTCGGGTCAGGGAAGGGCTGGAAATCACGGCAATGCTGGTGAAGCCCGTACCGGATATGCCGTCGCAACTGGCTGCCCGGCTGGATGAGGTCTGGGCGGCCATTAAGACCGGGCTGGTCAGGGGGCTGTCCGTGGGCTTCCGTCCCCATGAATACACTTATCTGGACGGAGGCGGACTGCATTTTCTGCGCTGGGAACTGATGGAGGTGTCTGCCGTCACCGTGCCCGCGAATGCGGAATGCACCATCCGGACCATTAAATCTTACGACCACCCGTTTTCTGCCGCGTCCGGCAACCGGAAACCGGTGGTGAAAATCGCATCTTCTGCCGGCGCTGCGGCACAGTCAACAACCGTTTTTCATAAGGAAAAGACCATAATGAATATTGGCGAACAGATTAAAAGTTTTGAAAACAAGCGTGCAGCGCTGGCAGCCTCCCTTGAGGAGGTCATGACCAAAGCCGCAGAGGAAGGGCGCACGCTGGATGTGGAGGAGGAAGAGCACTACGACAACACCGCAGCGGAAATCCGTCAGGTGGATGCTCACCTGAAGCGCCTGCGTGAACTGGAAGCCGGTAAGGCCGCCACGGCACAGCCGGTGAAACAGGCTGGTAACGGTGACGTGGTGACGGTGGCCTCTGCGCCGGTGATCCGTGTGGAGCAGAAACTGGATAAGGGGATTGGTTTCGCACGTTTTGCCAAATCGCTGGCCGCGGCTAAAGGTGTCCGCTCCGAAGCCCTGGAAGTGGCCCGCCGTCAGTATCCGGATGACAGCCGTCTGCATCATGTTCTGAAATCGGCGGTGGGGGCGGGGACCACCACAGATCCACAGTGGGCAGGCAGCCTGTCTGAATACCAGGAATATGCGCAGGACTTTATTGATTACCTGCGTCCGCAGACCATTATCGGGCGATTTGGTCAGGGGGGGATCCCGGCCCTTCGTCAGGTTCCGTTCAATATCCGTGTGCATGCCCAGGTGTCCGGCGGAGCTGCAGGCTGGGTGGGTGAGGGCAAGGCCAGACCGCTGACGAAGTTTGATTTTGAATCCATTACCTTCAGTCATGCGAAGGTGTCGGCCATTGCGGTACTGACGGAAGAGCTGATCCGTTTTTCCAGCCCGGCTGCTGATGCACTGGTCCGTAATGCGCTGGCAGAGGCGGTGGTGGCACGTCTGGACACAGACTTTGTTGATCCGAAAAAAGCGGCGGTGGCGGATGTCTCCCCTGCGTCCATCACCCATGATGTGAAGGGCACGGCGTCAAGCGGTAATCCGGATGCGGATGCCGAGGCCGCGTTTGGCCAGTTTGTGACGGCAAATCTGCAGCCCACCGGTGCGGTCTGGCTGATGTCCAGCACGAATGCCCTGGCGCTGTCCATGCGTAAAAATGCGCTGGGGCAGAAGGAATATCCGGACATGACCCTGCTGGGCGGGACCTTCCAGGGGCTGCCGGTGATTGTCTCCCAGTATGTGGGTGACCAGCTGGTACTGGTGAATGCGCCGGATATTTATCTGGCTGATGACGGTGGTGTGGCGGTGGATATGTCCCGTGAAGCGTCACTGGAGATGCAGTCTGAACCGACCAGCGACAGCAGCACACCGTCACCGGTGGAGCTGGTCTCCATGTTCCAGACCGGCAGCGTGGCCATCCGTGCGGAGCGCTGGATCAACTGGCGTCGTCGCCGTACTGCGGCGGTGGCGGTGATCACCGGTGTGAACTACGGAACTGCGTCCGGCGGCTGAGTCTGATGAGGAGGGCGGGAGGCGCGAGCTTCCCGCAGTAACTGATGGCAAAAATCCAGTATCTGCAGGGCACGCATGATGCCCGGGCCGGGGATATCCGTGATGTGGCACAGCCGTGTGCGGAGGTGCTGGTTCGCCTGGGGAAGGCGGAGTACATCACGGCGCGACGTCCGGCAGGTCAGAAAAAGAAACGTGATGCGGAGCATGGCGAATGTGGAACCTTTTGCGGCGACCCCGAAAAAACCAGAAATCAGGACGTGATGTAAAAGAGGTGGGCTGGACCAGCCTGTTTCAGGCGGTGGCTGAGCCTTTTGCCGGTGCCTGGCAGCAGGGAGTGAAAGCCGATCCGGAAAGTGTCCTCTCCTTTCATGCGGTGTTTTCTTGCATTTCGCTGATATCCCAGGATATCGCCAAAATGCGACTGCGCCTGATGCAGACCGATACACAGGGGATCCGCCGTGAAAAACGGCAGGGGGATATTGCCCGTCTCTGTCGTCGTCCCAATGCACAGCAGAATCGTATCCAGTTTTTTGAACTGTGGCTGAACGCCAAACTGCGTCACGGCAATACGGTGGTGCTGAAAATCCGTAACTCCCGTGGGCAGATCAAAGAACTGCGTATTCTGGACTGGAGCCGGGTTGAACCTCTGGTGGCGGATGACGGCGAGGTGTTCTATCGCATCACGCCGGACCGGAACTGCGGGATCACGGAGGCGGTGACGGTGCCTGCCCGGGAAGTGATCCACGACCGGTTTAACTGTTTTTTTCATCCGCTTGTGGGGCTGCCGCCGGTGTATGCTGCCGGGCTGGCTGCCACGCAGGGGCATCATATTCAGGCAAATTCAACGTCTTTTTTCAGAAATGGCGGCAGGCCGTCCGGGGTGATTGAGATCCCCGGCAGTATTACGGAAGAAAATGCGAAAAAACTGAAGAGCAACTGGGACAGCGGGTATACCGGCGAAAATGCGGGGAAAACGGCGATTCTGAGCAACGGGGCGAAATATAACCCCACGACGTTTTCACCGGTGGATGCGCAGACGGTGGAACAACTGAAAATGACGGCTGAAATTGTCTGTTCGGTGTTCCGTGTCCCGGCCTACAAGATTGGTGTGGGACAACCTCCCTCCAGTGATAACGTGGAGGCGCTGGAGCAGCAGTATTATTCCCAGTGTCTGCAGACGCTGATTGAGTCCATTGAGCTGTTACTGGATGAGGCGCTGGAAACGGGGGAAAACGAGAGTACGGAGTTTGACGTCACCACGCTGCTGAGAATGGACAGCGAACGGCGCATGAAAACGCTGGGTGAGTCGGTGAAAAATACGCTGCTGACGCCCAATGAGGCCCGTAAACGTGAGAACCTGCCGCCCCTTGCGGGAGGTGATGCACTGTATCTTCAGCAGCAGAACTACAGTCTGGAGGCGCTGTCCCGTCGTGATGCCCGTGAGGATCCGTTCGCGTCGTCCGGGAAAACAGTCTCAGCACAACTGCCTGATGGCGCATCTGACGGTAATAAGGCAATCAGTGAAACAGAGCATGATGCGGTGAAAGCGATGTTCAGGGGGATACTGCGAAAATGACGGAACGGGAACTGTCCATTATTCGTGCACTGGGCGAAGAATTCGCCATGGTGCTGGCGGATTTACAGCGTACATTTGAGGAGAAAATAGCCGCGCAGGCACAAACGTTTGAAGAAAAACTGGCTTCTCAGTCTGTGGTATTACAGAAGTGCGTGACGGGTGATGATGTGCGTCCGATGCTTGAGCAGATGGTGAAGGACGCAGCAAGCCATATCCCTGTTCCGCGTGATGGTCGTGACTATGATCCGGATGTACTGCAGCAGGCGGTGAATGATGCGGTCGGGAAAATACCGGTACCGGCGGACGGTAAAAGTATCACCCCCGATGATGTGCGTCCGATGATTGAGCAGATGGTGAAAGAGGCAGTGAGCCATATTCCTGTTCCGCGCGACGGTCGTGACTACGATCCGGATGTTCTGCAGAAGGCGGTGAATGATGCGGTTGCGAATATTCCGGTACCGGCAGACGGCAAAAGTATCACCCCCGATGATGTGCGTCCGATGATTGAGCAGATGGTGAAAGAGGCAGTGAGCCATATTCCTGTTCCGCGCGACGGTCGTGACTACGATCCGGATGTTCTGCAGAAGGCGGTGAATGATGCGGTCGCGAAAATACCGGTACCGGCAGACGGTAAAAGTATCACCCCCGATGATGTGCGTCCGATGATTGAGCAGATGGTGAAAGAGGCAGTGAGCCATATTCCTGTTCCGCGTGATGGTCGTGACTACGATCCGGATGTTCTGCAGAAGGCGGTTCTGGAGGCGGTGAGTGCCCTGCCGGCTCCGCAGGACGGGCGTGATGCCATGGCACTGGAAATACTCCCCGCCATTGACGATCAAAAATCCTTTCCCCGGGGCTCGTATGCCACACACCAGGGTGGACTCTGGCGGGCGTATGAAAAAACGTACGGGATGCGGGGATGGGAATGCCTGGTTGACGGGGTGGCGGATATTGACGTCAGCATGACGGGTGAACGGTCGTTCTCTGTGGTGGTCCGGCAGAGCAGTGGCCAGCGTACGGAAAAAACATTTTCCCTGCCGGTGATGCTCTACCGTGGTGTGTTCAGAACCGGCGAAACTTACCACCCCGGCGATACGGTGACGTGGGGGGGCTCGTTGTGGCACTGCAACAGTATGACCGGTGATAAGCCCGGAGAAGCTCATTCATCAGGCTGGACTCTGGCTGCAAAACGTGGGCGGGATGCAGGAGGTGGAAAGTGACAGCATTACTGACACTGGAAGAAATCAAGGCACATCTGCGTGTTGACCATGACGCGGATGATGAGATGCTGATGGACAAGGTTCGTCAGGCTACCGCCGTGCTGCTGGCCTACATCCAGGGCAGCCGGGATAAAGTGATTAGTGAGGACGGTGAGCTGATCCCTGGTGAGGCATTAACCCGGATGAAGGGGGCTGCCATGCGACTGACCGGGATGCTGTACCGGAATCCGGATCTTGCTGAGCGGGAAGACCTCGTGCAGGGGGAACTGCCGTTTTCTGTTTCCGTGCTGATTTACGATTTGCGTTGTCCGACGGTGTTATGAGGAGGGGGGGATGGCAATATCTGCAGGTCGTCTGACACAGATGATCAGTGTTCTGAACCCGGTGTTAACCCGTAATGCTGCCGGAGAAATGACGGAAGAATGGGTGTCATGCGGGAAAATTCATGCGGATATCCGGGGCAGGAGCAGCCGGGAGCGGATGCAGTCCGGTGCGGAAATGGCGCAGGCGGAAATCCGCATCTGGGTGCGCGGTCAGTCTGGTCGTGAAATCACGGCGGCGTCACGACTTCATGTGCTGAGTGGTCCCTGGCGTGACCATGTCCTGAATGTCGTCGGGGTCCCGGTTCCGGATGCAACCGGCGGGCGTCTGGAAATTCTCTGTCGGCTGGGAGGGGAAAAATGATCGAAACCCTGCTGGATTTTTCGGGGCTGGAGGACATCAGCCGCGATTTGCAGCTTCTGAGTGGTGCGGAAAACAACCGGGTGTTGCGTGAGGCAACCCGCGCGGGGGCGAATGAACTGAAAGACGAAGTGGTGTCACGGGCACCGGTGCGCAGGGGAAAACTGCGCCGCAATGTGGTGGTCCTTTCCTGGCGTTCCCGCGATGGCGGGATGGAATCCGGTGTGCATATCCGTGGTGTTAATCCGGACACCGGCAACAGTGATAACACCATGAAGGCGGATAATCCCCGCAATGCCTTCTACTGGCGGTTTGTGGAAATGGGGACCGTGAATATGCCACCGCACCCGTTTGTGCGCCCGGCATTTGATGTGCGCAGTGAACAGGCGGCACAGGTGGCGATTGCGCGGATGAACCGGGCCATTGATGAGGTACTGAGACGATGACGGAGGCGGATTTGTATCCTCATCTGGCGCATCTTGCCGGCGGGCAGGTGTACCCGTATGTGGTCCCCCTGCTGGATGGCAGGCCGTCGGTGGCGCTTCCGTGGGTGGTTTTCAGCCTGATTTCATCGGTGTCGGCGGACGTGATGGGCGGGCAGGCGGAGTCCTCAGTGTCGGTGCAGATAGACGTTTATGCCGGGACTGTGACGCAGGCGCGTCAGATACGTCAGGACGCCCGTGAAGCCATAATGCTGCTGGCCCCGGGATCCGTCAGTGAAATGCAGGACTATATTCCGGAAAACCGCTGTTACCGTGCAACCCTGGAGTTTCAGGTCACGGTGT